CTTGCGCTCAGGACGCCAGCGACGTTAACCGGGACTGAATTCAAGTTCCAGGCATCGACCGATGGCGATAACTTTTTCGCCTTGTACAACGGGTCGACCGAATACGCGGTAACTGTTGCGGCATCGCGGTACATCGCCCTAAATACCGAAGTAATGGCCGGGGTGCGACACCTCAAGGTTGTCAGCGGCTCAAGCGAAGCGGCAGCAAGAACGATCAGCATCGTGAGCGGGGAACTGTAAATGTCCGCTATCGGCGAAGCATTGCGAACCAAGCTACTTAGCTACTCGGCGGTATCTACGCTCATCGGGCAGCGTATGTACCCCGACGCCTTGGTTCAAAACGCTACGCTTCCGGCGGTGGTTTACTACGTCACTTCGACCGATCGAGACGATCACTTGCAGGGAATGAGTAAGCTAGCCGAAGCGCGATTTATCATTGAATGCTACGCACTGACGCGAACGACAGCAAGCGCGATCAGTCGAGCGATTAGGGACACTGGAATCGATGCCTTTCGGGGCGTTGTCAGTTCGCACACCTTTTGCGGGATCAAATTCGACGCCGATCAATACATGCAAGAGCCGCCAACAGACGGCAACCAGGAACATCGGTACATAGTTTCGTTTGATATGCTTGTTCACTACAAGGAGCCTTAACATGCCAGCGTTGACAGTTGCAGATACCGGACTCGGAGCGACGATTTCGGGGACCGGATTGGTTACCACTCAGGTTGTTTCGATCGGCGAAATGACGATCAGCGTCGATACGCTTGATATTACGAGCCTCGACACAGCCGGATTCGAGGCCCTTCGGCCTTCGGACCTTCGGAAGAATCCCGAAGTCGACGTTGTGTTTAACTGGCTCGGAGCGGCGATTCCGATCACCACGGCGATGATTCCAACCTCGGAGCCTTACGCGGGAATTTCGGTTACGGTCACATTTCCAGGGGCAGGAAGCCTCCAAGGGACTGCTTTCGTCAAGGAAGTCAAGACGCCAAAGCTTGCCAAGGGCGAGGTTATGAGGGGCTCCTACAAGCTCCAGTTCGACGGCGCGACGGATATTACCTTCACCCCTGCCTAAGGAATGATCGAAGATGGTTTTTGAATTGAATCGCCAGCGTGGTATTTCGTTGGCTACTGGGATCGAGCGGGACTTGAACCAATGCCAGATCCGCGTTGGCGGTAAGCTAGTTGGCTATTTGCAGTTCGGCGAAACGCCACAGATTCAAGCGATATTTGAATTTCCGCATGACGCTTTGACGGCTGACGAAATCGCATCGCTCGAAATGCAACTCGAAGCGATTCAGGGCTATCCAGCTAAGGTTCAGCCGCCCGAACAGGTTTCGCGTACATTCGTCAAGGCAGCACTCGAAGCAATCGCACAGGCGAAGGATGAGGACGATGAGTAACCAAGACGATTTTCTCGCACTTGCAAAGCGTGATTTGGCCGTCGAGCCTGTCACGGTCAAGGGCAAGCAATACTTCATCCATGAGCTATCCGAATCGGATGCGGCAAACATGGAAGTCGAATTGCAGACCAAAAAGGGCTATGACTGGACAGCACATCGGCGGGTTATGGTTGCCTACTGCCTGCGAGATGAATCGGGGCAGCGGGTTGTCACGGATCCTAACGTGCTGCGAGACCTTCCCAGATCGGTTGTTGGGCCTCTTTACGATCAGTGCTTGGAAATCAACAAGTACGACCAAGGCGAAATCGAGGCCCTTGCAAAAAAATCAGAAAGAGCCGACGCCTAAAAGTGGCGTACCGGCTCTGCCTAAAATGGGGGATCCAGGATCCGGCGGCGTGGATGCAAAGTCTACCCGCTGGGGCTCTTAATCAGTGGCTAGCTTGGGACATGGTGGAACCAATGGGCGAAAAGTGGATGCAGACTGCGAAGCTCTTGGAAGCCCTCTATTTGCCCCTCTACGCACGCGCCGACGAGGAACCGCCCGATGCATCGGATTTTATGCCGGATCGATTCTACAGGCCCAAGGTTAGCGCAGCGTCAATTCTCAAGCAGTCGGCTCAATCCTGCAAGGCGATGGCGAACCAAGTGAAATCGATGTTCGGATTCGGAGGTAAGTAGCTATGGCGCAAACGATCAACGTAGCCAATATCCGAATCGGAATGAACGCCGACGGCGGCGAATTCACCCGAACCGAATTACGAAGCATGACTGCCATCCTAAAGCAGTCCGAGCCCCCGCTTGATAAGTTCCGGGCTCAAATGGCATCGTTTGAGAAGGGGCTACGCGAAGGTGCGATAACCATCCAGCAATTCGTACAGGCTGAAAACCACCTTATCGCCAAGTACGGTATCGCGACTCAACAGACCGAGCAACAGACAGCAGCAACCAAGCGACTGGCCCAAGCGACGCAAGACGCATCGAGGACGGTCGACGGTCAAGCAATATCTCTTCGATCACTTCAAGCGGCAGCGGGCCAGTACATCGGCATTGCGGCAGGGTTTCAGGCGATCAAGAAATCCGTTTTGCTTGCGACAGAACTAGAGAATAACGCGATCGCTTTCGAGGTTATGACGGGCTCGGCATCTAGGGCCAATACCCTCCTGAGAGAATTTAAGCTTCTCGACGTTGAAAGCCCGCTAAACTACGGCGAATTCGCTAGGGCCGGCCAGACGTTGATGCAGTTCGGTGTTGAATCAACTCGGGTATCTCAGCACCTTGAGCGGCTAGCGGCGATCAGCCTTGGCAATCGCGACAAGTTCCAAAGCCTTTCGCTGGCCTTTGGTCAGACCCAAGCAGCGGGCCGGTTGATGGGGCAGGAAGTCTTGCAGATGATTAACAGCGGATTCAACCCGCTACAGGAGATCAGCCGGACCACTGGTATCAGCATGGTCGAGCTAAAGAAGCGGATGGAGGATGGGCAGATATCCGCTGATATGGTTGCCAGGGCATTCCAGACGGCCACATCGGAGGGTGGGCTATTTTTCGGCATGAACGAGCGGCTATCGCAATCCATGTCGGGCCAGTTCGCAAAGATGGAAAGCGAAATCAAGGCAGCAGCGATCAGCCTTGGGACCGACTTGATGCCGATGCTCAAGCAGGTCACTGGAATGCTTAGGGATGGCATTGGAGGCGATGGCGGCGGCGAACGCGGTATCATCGGGTTTAACATCAAGCTAGCCTCGGACGCCTACGCTTCGCTATTTGCGGGGATCGGTACGGGTATCGAAAGCGCGTCCAAATCGGTTCGCAATCTCGATTTAACCTCGGGCCTTGTCGGCGCGGTAATGGATGGCCTCAATGCAACGCTAGACAAGAGCCAGGAAATCAAGGACGCGGAACTCGACCGAGAAGCGGCGTTGATTAGGGCGGCCAACCAAGAGGGCGAAATATCCAAAAAGAAAGCCGAGCAAGTCGAGCAATCCAAGCGGCTTGCTGAGGCTGAAATGGAGCGAACCAAGGCTGAGAATCTTCGAGTAAACACACTCAAGGCCGATACCGAATTCCAAAAGAAGGCTTTTGGCGACCTATCCAAGCTTCGCGAAGAATACGACAAGCTCACACTAGGCGACGATGAAGCAAGGCGGCAAAAGCAGTCCCGCGACGGCTACAAGCAGCAAGACATCGAGCGATTCGAGAACATGCAAAAGATGGTCGATGCCGAAAAGCAACGTAAAGACGCGATGAGCGAATCGGCGGCGATCGAAAAAGAAATGATGACCGACAAGCAAAAAGCAACAGCAGAAATCCAGAGGCTACGGGCTTTGTTTGCCCAATTGACTCCTGAACAGCAAGCCGGATCGATGGGTCAAGCGAACATAGCCAAGCAGGCTCAGGTTCAGCAAAAGCTATCCGACCCGGCATTGGACATCGCCAAGAACATCGCTCCTGCACTCAAAGCCGGATCCAAGGAGGCCTTTGCATTCCTGCTGAACCAGCGAACCGACGCAGCGGAAAAAGCAGAGCGGAAAAAGTACCAAGATCAAATGCTAGTTGAGGCTCGAAAGGCCAACGAACTTGCATTGACAGCACCAAGACTAGCAGGGGCAAGGTAATGGCTAACGAATTGGTCGGCGCGGAACTTCGCAAGGGATCCGGCTTTGCTCGCAAGGGCCAAGGCTTTCAACTCATCCTCGGAGAAACCTGGAATTATCGTGTAAAGACCGATCAGGTTACATCCAACCGCCAGAGCATCCTCTATGATACGCCTGGACTGCCTCGGGCCGGATTGCTCTACGGGCCACTAGGCTTGATTTGCGATAGCGTAGATTGCGATCGAGAAGAAAAGCACGCTCTTTACTGGAATGTTACGGCTCGGTTCCAAACTGGGACGGAAGAACAAAAGCAAAACAGCGAAAACAATCCAGACCCGGCAACATGGATACCGATTTTCAAGATCGATTCCTTTGTGACCAAAGAAAAGGTTCTTGCTAAAGATCGATCTAGCCCAGCTAAATATCCAGTCAATTCAGCGGGTACGCCATTCGATCAACCGCTGACCGACACATCGAGTTTTTGCCAATTCTCATTCGTGCAGTTCGATGACCCGGGGCTAAAACTCAAAGACTTCCTCGACCGAAACGACATTGTAAATACAACGGCGTTCACGGCCCTTGGCCAGACCTTTGCAGCTAGAACCCTACTCCTAGAAGTGCAAGAGGCTGAATTAGGATCATACGCTGGCTATGCAGCGTGGCGGGCGAAGTACAAAGTAACTTATGACCCTGACACGCACGATGAGAAGCGGGCCGACATTGGGCCATTCTACAAGTCGGGCGGGCAGACGCTTCGATACATGGACTCGACCAACACTTTCCCGATGGTAGGTCCGCTCAACGGATCAGGAGCAAAAGCGACCGACCCGGCTGAGTTGGTTTTTCGGTGCAAAAAGGAAGTTGAATTTTCCACCATAATCAGGACTTCCTAAATGGCCGACACAACGCTCTACGCTTTCAACAATGCGGATAGTCAGGCCTTGCTTGGCATGATCGGAGCGACGAAGCCAAGCGGCTCTATTGGTTCGGATTTGGTATCGACTGCGGATATCCTTGTGGCGGTGGCTACGTCGACGATCACAGCTAGGGCCGGGACCACGTTGGGCGTAGGGACGGCATCGGCCAAGCAGATTTCGGATGCTAGGGTATTGTCGAATTTATTTGCGTCGGACATCGAGGTTTTGAATGCTGGTTCAGCGATCGCCAACGGGGCTAGCCTGATTTGCTTTCGGGTTGGCAATCGTTGGATTGCAGTGGAGATTTGCTAAATGGGTACAATGGGCCGATGTTGCTGTCCTTGCGAATGCTTGCCAGTCGGCGAACTGCCTAGCGTTTCAATCACTGGCATGACCGGCGGCGATTGGGTTCATACGCCATGTTGCTCGACCAAAATCTTCACATTCAACAGCACGCCGACGACAACCACAACTTGCCTAGCGTCTCACCACGTAGCTTCATACTCGACATCGCTTGAGGCTGACATTTACGCGACCACAAACGTCAAGCCCCCTTTGTTCAGCACAGAGCAAGCATTCCCGTTGCCTTTGGAGTATTGCTGCGAATCGGGCGGGACTTTCGCAGGAACGCTTTCGGCATCATGCTCGGGATCCGAAGAGCAAAAGTTAAAAGTAACCTACCGGCCAAAGCACATCGAGGTGAAGGCAAGCAGGCAAGCGGTGACTTGCGACGGCGTGACGACTTGCAGGCTCGTCTTGTCGACGGATTACGTCTATGACTACGGATACTTGGAAATGGTTGTATCGGGCAACGCTCGATCTTGGGAGGTTGTTGCAGGAACCGAAAACGAATGTTTCGTCCAGGGCGATCCGGTGCTAGGGTGCGAAGATAACGACGAAATTCTACCGGGTGAATTCGATTGCACTACCCCCGTAGCGATGACGCTAACGTTTCGATTCACGCGCGTTAAGACTTATGACGCATGGCCGACAGGGCCGGAAGTATTTAACAATGACGCGATACCGGACGAAGGATGCACGATAGAAATTTGCAATCGAGAAGAATATCAAACGCAAGTTTGCATCTCGGCTACGGGATCGACCTGCCCATACGATTGCATACCGGCCAGCGTAGTTGAGCAAACATGGAGAGGGGTCAATCAGTGCGACGGATTGCAAGAGCAGTATATTTTTTCAGGGTGCGACACTCCGTTTCCAACAGTAGATTTTATTGGTGACAATGAACCTGACGACAGGCTATGCCCAGAGATAAGCCGAATGGTTCTCGATTTTGTAGAGGGCTCTTGCGATAGCTCGATAACCCGATACGCAAGATGCGGATTGGGGACAGTAACAGCAGAAGCCTTTACGCTTGCATCAAACGAATACACACCGGGCGATATCATTGGTGGTTTTGCTGGTTGCATAGTTGGGCCAAACCCATACCCTTCGGATTGCCAGTTCCTATCGCCTTGCGGAGTCGATGGATTTGCCGAGTCGCGATTCCTTACGTTCTTTCCAGACGTTACGGACTACAGCTATACAAGCACTTGCACGAACACAACCCAAAGCCTTTGCGTGAATGCACCGACATGGACAATCATATTCGCATAAAAACCATCGAGGTTGTAAGCGGTGTCCCTGGCATCGTCGAGCGATCGTACAAGATGGACGGCAAAAGCAAGCTTCGAGAAAAGCTTGAAGCGGTGCGTAATGCTTGGGCATCCTTGCACGATGGCAGCATATCAACCATCGAACAGCTAACCGAGTGGGAACTACTCATCCCCCAATATGGTTGCTCTTGCAAGCGATTTTATGCCGAATGGAAAGCGGCCAACGCGCCCGATTTCACCTCCCCCGAAGCATTCTTTGCCTGGGGCGTTCGACTCCACAACGCAGTCAACGCGAAGCTCGGCAAGCCTGAAATCACGATCGACGAAGCCTATAAAATCTGGAGGAAATCAGATGGGGTCACCACCGAAAACAGCGGGACGATTGTACCTTGAGGAACTTTGCAAAAAGTTCCCTGATGCGCCGAACATCGGGCTAGCCAAGCGAGCCAAGCAGGAAAGGCCAGAGACCTTCGCGACGGTCGACACCGCAAGGAGCATGATTCGCAACATTCGCGGGGCTATCGGAAAAAAGAATCGCAATCAAGCGACCCAACCAAGGCCTAAAGGCAAAGCGGGTCAAGTCCCGAAGATGCCGCCATCGCTGGCAGAGGCTTGGGAGCCCGTCCAGGTTGACGCCAAACGCATCGGAATACTATCCGACGTTCATATACCCTACCACTCCGAGATTGCTTTCGGCGCGGCCGTGGCGAAGCTCAAAGCGATGAAACCGGATTGCCTTTTGCTCAATGGGGACATTGCGGATTTTTACCAAGTCTCACGGCATCAACGCGACCCAAAGCACAGGCGATTCTCCGAAGAGTTAAGGCTAGTTATTGAGGGGCTTGAGTGGCTTAGGTCTCAATTCCCGAAGATCCGCATAATCTACAAGCAAGGTAATCACGAGGAACGATGGGATCACTTCATCTGGAATCGCGCCCCTGAGATTTACGACCTCGCAGCGGTTCGGCTCGATGAATTGACGCAATGCAAGCGGCTCGGCATCGAAATGATTGGCGATCAATTGCCGATCATGCTTGGTAAGTTGCCGGTTCTTCATGGGCACGAATTAGGCAAATCGATTTTTAGTCCAGTCAACCCGGCTAGAGGGGCGTTCCTTCGGACGCATCACACCGTCTTGGTAGGGCATAGCCATCAGACCAGCGGACA